ATCCTCCGCAGGACTCTAGGATATTCTTGGTTGCTTCCAAGATATAAGTCTTGTTTGTCTTGATATGGGTATCTCCGCCAGAATGCGAGAATCGTTTCTTACCGATTCGTTCAGTCATGTTTCCTGTGACATCTAGCGTATAGTTTCCGTTCACATATGCATTATAGTCTCCGTCATGCAGGGTCAGATTCACGCTGCCTTGCATGACTTCCACATTCACATTAGCGCCTTGTCCCACCTGTATATCAAAGTTTCTGCCAGATTCTTGATCCGTATTTTGTAGAATGCGAAGTGCTTTGTCGATGGTGACAAAAGTGTTGCCGTCTATCTGCACATGGTTGTCTTTCAGAATCACCGTGTAGTTGTCTCGCACAATGCGCTCTACCTTGCTTCCGTCAGGAAATATCTCGTAGTGGGTTCCGCTTCGGTGATACTCTGTGATGCGCTCTGCACCAGGCGTATCATCACACTCCCATGTGTGCCCCGATTCAGACTCACGCACATGATTGTATGGATACTGTGCTGCGTATTCGGTTTTCCGTTCGTCCCATGCAGGACCGTCAGGACTCTTGGTTCTCACAGAACCACCAACCGCAGGATCAGCAGCAGGAACACTCTTGTTACGCGATGGTTGTAGTGCAGTAGGAATCTTTTGTTTTGCAGTTCTTCTCTTTAGACCGATGATGGTTTCATCTGTTTTGCATCCTCTGGCAAGTCTGTTTGTGTCTTGTTCGTTTAGTCTTGCTTGATGAGGACCGTTTCCAATATGCTTTGGATATGTTTTACCCTCAGTCGTATTTTCTAGAATTGCACCGCTTCCATCCACAGGATACTGCTGAACCCTGAACTCATCTTTGGGAATGAACTTCAACTCTTTGCTTGTACGAGGATCGTTGAATCCTTTGTCTTTGTTTGCTTTCTCTTCGGGGATTCCACCAATACTTCCAAGGATCACGGGTTCTTGAGCATTCACACCATCTCGAAAGAATCCAACTACCCATGATCCAGGCACCAATCCTGTGGGAGAGTGACCAATACCGCTAATCGCAGCACTTGTAATGGGTTGAATGGGATATGCCCACGGGAGTTTATTCGTTGGAATATCTTTCTTGTCGCTAGTGTGAAATCCAAGAATACGAACTCTGCACCGACCAAGTTGTAGCGGATCAAGGTTGTCTTCTACAACACCTTGCCACCAAACAAACGAATGTCCAACAAAGTCACGGTGGAGAATGTCCATTAGGATTTTCTCCTAGACTGACCACGCTTAATGTAACTCATCTCCCCCGTGGTAGGATTATGCACAATGATATGTCTGCCTGGTGTCTTGTATGAATAGTCTCTGATGGCATTTCCAGTAGGAGTTTCCAAATCTACAAATCGTTTCCATCTGGCTTGTGGAGTCTTTGCTCCGCGAATGCATTTGTGGAATGTGTCGGAGTCTACATCGAACACTCTACATCCTGCAAAGGTTCCTTGGACTACTGGTGGGCCCTCCGGTTGAACACCTTGAATGTTGCCTGCACCGAGACTGTTTATTGGGGTTTCTTCGCTCATGGTATCTCCTACCTGATTATGTAGATCGTGATGCTCTAAGTATGCCGACTATTTCTCTGTTGAGAGGTATCTGTATCAAATCGGCTTCAGGTATTTGCTTGGGAAGAGTACCAATATGCACCATGAATGTTTTGATCTCAGGATGTAACTCAGGTTCCACTTTGAAAAACAGGAGCCTCGCGGCCCCTGTTATACCAAACACATTACTGAGTACAATGAAATGATTCGTTAGTAGTTGATCTCGGATTTCGCCAGTTTTCTTATATCGTCTAAGTAGTCGCTTGATATACTTGATTCTACTAAGGTCTTCCACAAACTCACGCATACCAATACACGATGGATTCGTGTAGATACCCATGGCGTACTGCATGAAATTTGAATCCGTTAGTATAGCAACTTCCATATCGAAAACGCATGGCATTATACGCCCTTGCGTACTTGTCTTTCAAAGTTTAGCAAGTCTTGGTTGCTGTAAACTGTTCCTGCTTTTTGACCAACTGCAAACGCTGTAGTCTTCAGAATAGAAATTGCTTCGTCAGATGTCTTTGCAGCAGCGACTTGCGTTCTAGTAGTTTCGACTGCTGCTTGCAGTTCAGTAGGCAACGGATTTGGTTGGTTCGCTTGCATCTGCTGTAGAATCTGAGAGATATCTTTGGTTAACTGATCTTGGTTTGAAAATGGTGTAGGGTTCATGCTGTCCTTTCTTATGGTGCAGGTCCACTCAATAACAATGCTGAGATTTCAGTTGGTAATCCACTCTGTATGGTAGAGTAGTTCTTGCACAGATTTTGTTGTGCTGCTCTCCAATCTGATTCTTTACCTGTGTTTGCTGCTTTCAGGAATAGGTTTGCAAACTCAAGATATGGTTTATTGAAGTTAAGCATATGACTATCTGCGATTGCTTCTTCTGCTTCTTGCTTTCCGAATTTTATATTTCTAACCATCGGATCGACATACTTCTTGGATTGCAAAAGTCTCATGGGAAGTTCCCGCTTGCTACACGGCACAGATGCAATGTACTTGATGCTTGGAATCACTCCGGTAGCAACCACTTCTTTCATAGATTGTAGTTGCAACATCCACGGTTTAACCAGAGACTTTGATTTGGCAAATAAACCCGCAGACTCTTCATACAAACTATCATCTGCTCGTTCAGTATCGTCACTTCTACGAGCCTTGACTCGTCTACTAACGATAGTTCGCAGTTGTCCTTTTAGAGCATTCCATGAGCCGGGATACATGGAAAGCATGGTTTCCAATGTTCCGTATCCACCCTCAATACTATTTCCGGCAGAATCAGTTTCTACTGCGTAATAGATGTCATCTTGTTCATCTAGCCAGAACTGCACAAGCGATCCATGTGGAGTTTCGATGTGTCCAACTTCTACAAGACTTTCTGGCGTGTGTTCTACGCTTTCCTTTACACTCATTCCTTTACGAAGTTGTTTGAACAGGGACTCTGCATCTGACTTGGAAACTCCATCAGGAATGCCACCCATGAATGCTTTCAGATTGTTTTCATAGGCAGCACCGCGCATCTTGCTTGCAGACATACCTACAACGCCTTCGGCATCGGGATCGCGCTCACCGGCGCTAACCACTTCAAACTCGAATGAGTATCGCTTATCAGGATCTTTGTGTGTGAGATATGGTTTGATCACTTTACGCATCTCTTCCACACGATCTCCACCCACAACCATGATGACCTTTTTGACTCCTTCAGAATCAAACTTGGTCATTGCATCAAACATGGTGATGACTCCTGAATCATCTACAACCTTTACTTTGTCACCAAAGAACTTGCGTAACCACTTGATCTTTACGCCAGAAGTTAGCGGATTCTTCTTCGGATCGTTGGTGCGAGAAGGATACAGGAGTGCAACTCCTCCTACTTTAGACGCTGTGCTTTGTAGAGCGTCCACTAATTTTTGATGCCCAGAGGTGGGGGGTTGAAAACGACCGAAAGTGAATACGACAGTTTTGCCTTTCAACGCTTCGTTGAGGGCATCACCGTCGCTCTTAGCCTTCCAATCGTCGTACTTCATGGCTGGATCACCTCCTACCCCCTACCTCAGAGGGCAGTCAAATGATTACTTATTCCAAGGTAACTTCTTGGAAACCCAATCCCAAAGTGGTTTGCCAATGAATGCACCGGCAACGAATACCAATACGGTATAGAAAAGTGTACCTAACGCGCTATGAATTGCTTCCATGTAAAATCTCCTTTCTAGAGATATTGTATCTATGCCTAATCACGACCAATTTTTCACGGCAGTAAAGTTCTGTCGTGAGAACTCTAGACGGTCTACCAGTTTATAGACCCCCTTTGCAGCAACTGCTACAAATCCTTCAGGATTCGCAACTCGGAATCCACTATCTGTTGGGTAGAACGCACCAATGGTCTTGACCTGACTCATCTTTGCCACTATCAGATTCTTGGCAACTGCAATGCGTTTGTGCAGATCGAACGCTCTCTTCAGTCCAGTTGCATTAGAGCGAATGCGCTGTGCCAATGCTTGATCTGGCTTGGGTTGTCCCAACACAAACTTGATGAGTGCAGGAACTGATCCCTGATCCACTCCTGCACGAATGCTACTGTTGAAATACCTAGTAACCACATCCTTTATATCAGAGTCTTTCTGAATGGTTTGCAGCGCACCTATAACATCTTTATCTGTCTTGAACACAAGAATATCTGCCAGCAGTTTTTCTAACTGTTTGGTTTCTGCTGCGGTCATGCTTGCAACTCCTGTTGCATCTACAAACGATGCGTCTTCAATCCATGCTTTAGAATTACCTCTCAGATTAGAGATATTTGGATTGAAGGATGCGCTGAGAGACTGAAAGGTTTTTCCCTTGTATACCGTATGAAACACGATTCCGATTTGCGCTTTGGTGATACGCTTTCCAAGATCACTCTTGGTAGGAACCGCATACATGATGGTGTTTGGTTGAAAGGTATAGTAGTTCTCTCCATCAATGTTCTGTGTCTTTATATCGCCTGGAGTGAACATCAAGTCGCCCTGTAGAATACCTTGAATTCCCACACCTCTCAGAGCATCGAAAGCAGCGTGTAGTTTGGTAGCAACCCCCGAACCTCCATGATTGGTGTCGATATCTGCGTGTGAGTAATTTACCTTTGGTGTTTTGTTGAACACACTCTTGGTTCCCACAAAGAACTTTTTGGTTTGCGGATCTTCACCACAGACGACCGCCGGCGCACCATCCCATTTCACAGAAACAAATGCACCACCCTTGGCATCTCCGCGTAAAGTCTTGATCACATCATTCACTACAGAAACAGCAAGATCAATACCCTTGATTCCACTCAAGAAGATTGCGTCTTCCAAGTGTTCCAAGTGGGTGTTCTTAGATTCTGAGATGAACGATAGGAATGATTTCATAGAGGTACTTCAGCGCGAGTCAATGCAAGAATCTTAGTGATCTGATCTTGAATCTTGTTCTCTCTGTTTGGCCAATAGATGTATTCCTTCTCAGGGTTCTTCTTGAGATTGTAGAGCAAAGGCATAACCATCTGCTCGATAGTAGACATCTTTGCTTTGTACGCCGCCGTCAACTGCGACTTGCGCTCTTCTACTTCATCAATAACTGCTCTGATATCAGCAGATTGACCACTCAGCGCAGTATAGAGTTCTTGAGTTTGCAACTCAAGCATCTCATCCAACTTTCGCTCTAGTCTTTCGATATCAGTTGCAGCAGCAGGAAATCCGTCGCCCTCTTCTCCGCTGAGTCTGTCGATGATTGCTCTTAGATTTGCGTCAATGCTATCCAACCGATCATCAACTGCCGCAGATACCTGATCTGCAACCTGTTGTGTATTCTGTTGTGTAGTGACTTGTTGTGAAGCATTGTAAGTATCGGCATCAACTGCGGTGAAGCCGAAGTCGTTCAATGCTGCGTAATCTTCGGGATTGCTCGGTGTTACTGGCATTTATAGTTTCCTCTTTAGCGTAGTGAACAAGTATCTAGCCAATTCGTGAGATGCTTCAATATCGCTGCGATAGTGGAGCGCAGACGCCATAAGCGAGCGGTCAGTCTCCTCCGAAAGTCTGTACAGATCGTTCTCAAGTTTTGCAAAGCGTTCTCCTAAATACAATGCCAAGAATGCAATCTGCGTTCCCCGTGTGCTTGGGTATGATGGAGTTGCATCTTGATCTTTGTATGTATCTGGCAGAGAGATACCATAATGGTCTGCAAGGACACGGGGACGAACCCTGCGGTACTCGTACTGCAACGCTAGACACGCTGTACGGACATCGTGGAGGACGGAAACCATACGCTTACGAGAAGGATCAGGTAGATGCAAATTGTTTTCGTCCAACAATGCCTGTGCAAGATTCATTATTGGCAACTCAATAAAGCCTGAAGTAAAGCCAGGCTTTGCAAGTTTGACCAACTCTTCCAATTCGTATTTGGTTCTTTTGCTGCTGTTGGTAGGAGGAGCATCCACATACAGATCACTAACATCTATTTCAAACTTAGATATGCCTTCTTCTAGACGGCGTATCACAGCCTTTGGTGTTGTACTAAAACGCAGAGCATCTAACTCTTGAGCAGTAGATAGGTGATGTTTGAAGGATCGCATAGTTCGCCAATATGTAGCGAACTGCGTACTCCCGAAATGCAGGCCAGGGGAATCGAACCCCTACTGTACGGATTTTAAGTCCGCTGCCTCTGCCGTTGGGCTACGCCTGCGAAACGGATGGTGAGGGATTTGAACCCCCGTTGGAGTATAACTCCAAAGTAGTTTTCAAGACTACCGCATTCAGCCTCTCTGCCAACCATCCCGTTATTCATATTCCCAGTAACCAGTTTTGAAGGGAACTAATCCGTATCTGTTTTGGATTTGTGCTTGAATAAGTTCAAACGATTCTATGGTATCGCATATGAGTTCCACTTCACAGAATGCAATGATATGGTCGTCTTCGTTGAAATGTTTGATGTCTATTTTGACATCGCTCTCTAGTTTCTTGATGCGACAATCTCCGTATGCTCTAGCAATATCTTCAATTAGAAACCCATCTACACGATCTGCGTCTTCTTCAAAGAAATACTGGATGCTATACGCCATAATTAACTCCAATGAGCCTGAGGAGAATCGAACCCCTGTTCAGAGATTGAAAGTCTCTTGTCCTATCCGCTAGACTACAGGTCCTGTATCACGAATGTAGCAATTGATACTTGCGTTGGTAGGCTTGCAGCGCAAGTTCCTTTGCTTTCGCTTCAATCATAACATCGTAATCGCGTGAATGCAAATCATTTGGAATCGGATCGAAGATATAGTCAGAATGCGCTTGCGGTTTCTTGCCTTCGGCAGATTCTGAGTAATGAATCTTTGGCACTTGATCTGTGGGCCAAGTCTCAAACGCCATGTCTGCTGCGTCATGCAGAGACTCACGGTTACAGAATCTGTGATGGTGAACATCAAGCACTAGCCGAACTTTGTTACCGATACCGTACTCGACTAGATCGCTGATGCTCCACATGGATGCTTTGTCATCGTTTTCAATGGTGATGTGTTTGCGTTCCCAATCTGTCAGCAGAGTGTTTAGATTGTTGATGAATCGCTTCGCGGTTTCTCGCTTGTCTCCGTACACACCACCCACATGGAAATTGATAACAAAATCATCTGTGGGTAGACACAACATTTTACCAAGCATTGCGTGCATTCCGATAGTCTTTACAGATTTGATAACTGTGAGATTGTCAGGACTAGCAAGACAAGTGTAGGGGCCTGGATGACATGAAAGGCGAATACCATTGTCTGCTGCAATCTTGCCTGCAACAGCAATGTTTGCTGCAATCAGCGGCCAGTTCTTCAGATCTTCAAACTTGTAGTACTGCTTGGGATGATCCATGAACGGAAACAGACCGCTACCAATACGGAAAAACTTGATTTCGTTGTCTGCATTCCATTGCATGATGGTAATGAGATCTTGTGAGTTTTTCAGAGCAAGATCATCTACTCGCTCTACAGTAAACCTGGCTTCACGCAAGGTACGGTCGGTGAGAACCTTGTTGCCGAGTGTCATGTTTTTACAAGCGTAACCAAGATGTCGGATCATGTGATAAGTCTACCACCGATCTCAACAGATGCAAGCCAATTTTCAGTATTTACAGTCAGAGTCGCCTTTGCCGCCAGGACAACTCTTGGTGCTGCCGCCTTTGCCTGCCCATAGATCTTTGCACGCCCAATACTGTGCGCTGAGTTTATCTTTGGCCTGATCGCAGTTATGCCTCGCGCGGAATGATTCTCTGGCTTTGTCGCTGTAGTTGTGCCCGTATCCGTCTGCACCATAGTGTACAATCTTTTCCTCTCCGTCTTGACATCCTTTTACCATGCGCTTCTTGCCTGGACGAGTGCTTGATCTTGGCTTGTTACATGGCATTGATTCTTTATCCACCTGATCTGCTTCAGCAACAAACTTAGAGAATTGTTTGCCGGTAAATGATTCTTTGGTGCCTGCTTTTCTCCAACCACCGCCATGCTCTTTGTACCATTTGGCGGCCCATCCATTCGCGTATGCACTTGGATATACCCGGAACTTGGACTTTGCAAGCGATTTCGCCTTTGACCAAAGTGCAGGATCAGTTGGTTCGTTCTCTTCATGCATATCCACAGAAATTTCAGAAACAGATTCACTTGACACATCCTCAACAACAGTTAGTTTTTTGTCTCTATTACCCTTCACGCTGAAGGTGAGGTAGTCTGTGATGGCTTCGTTGTGATCCTCTTCCTTACGCGACATCCACAAGTCTGACCAGTCTATAACCTTGCCGGTTTTGTCGGCTTTGAAAATCATGGTTTCACCTGAAATTGTTGAGTACGACACAATGTAGTGATAAAATCCATGACGGTACAGGGTTTGAAATGCGCTTTCGCCTGGTGTGGTTGAGATCTTCATGGTCTTGATTAGATGAATTTTGCCTTCTGATTTTTGTACTTCATCTAGCACACCGCCTGCGCCTGCTTCTTTTGTTTGTTCAGTTACCCACTTGGTTAACTTATACTTGTTGCCAGTCTTGCCCTTCATTTGCACAATCTCAGCACTTTCCTCCCACCACTCCAATGCATTGGCGATGAGTTTGCCAAGAGTAATCTTGGGAACCAATTGAAACTTTGCTCCCGCAGCCTTAGTGATATCCATGAGATCAATACCAGTTTTGGACGCTTTGGTAACTACATCAAGCACATAGTTTCTGAGTTCTTTGCTTGCGGTGAATGAGGCTTCTTCGATATCTTTGTGGGAGGTCATGTGTGGTTTCTTGTCCTTCCTGCGTTTCTTTTCTGCACGGCGTTTCTGACGAACAGCAGACGCTTTCTCACCTTTGCTCATCTCTCCCGAGGTTTCAGGTGTATCTGAACTCACTCGCTTAGATGGCCGACATTTAGGGTATGCGCCATGCTTTTTACTTGCTGCTTCTCGTCCGCATGGAGGGTGTTTGCCATCAACTTTCTTAGAGATGTCAACCCACTTCTCCTTGAACCAGCGGTCGAGATTTTCATTTATGTTAGTCATGTGCTTCATACCTTGAAAATATGTATACTCAATACATACTACGAGGAGATTTATATGGCACAGGTTACAGTTAAGGATGTGTCGATGCTCGTTACCTACCTGAAAGGACTTGGGTATAAGGTGAACAAGATTTCAAGCAAGAAAGTGGTGATTCTAACTGAAGAGAATCGTGTGGATGTGCTTGAAGCAGTTGCCAAAAAGAGCGGAGGAAAGTACGACCGTACCCCTCTCTCAGAGTCAAGTGTTGGTCGGGTTACGATTGGACAGTTTGCCATATTGGTCAAGCCCGCCAGCAAGCAGGGAGGTGGATCAGCAGGACTAGGAAATGAAGATATGCTAGTAAACACCATTAACACGATGTGTAAAACAGGACCTATCAATGTAGTGTTCAGGGAATCTTCCACCAAAAAGTACACGGTTAGGGGATGTGTGAAAGCAAGATCAGCAGGACGAGACACCGCAGGCCGAAAGAAAGCAGATGTGGTTCTGATCGACAGCAAAGGAATCGAGTTTCCAATATCAGTAAAGAAAGATGATGCTGAAATGTGGGAGTCAGCAGACACATACTATGCAGACGATGCTCTCAAGGCAATCAACAAGGCATTGAAAAGCAAGAAGACACAACTGATTCCGCATGGAGGATATTTTACCATCGAACCAAACATTGCGGTGAAGGCAACCATAGAAGAAACAAGAGATGTAGTGTTTGGGTCAGATATTGCAAAACAACACGGAGCCATCATCACCAAGACATACTCCAAGAGTTCGTTTGTAGCAAAGGGAGATACCCTAACAATTAGTGTAACTGACATCATTACCAAGATGGCAGATGTAACAGGAGAAAAGCGGGTGTACTTTTTGATCAGAAACGATAAGACTCGCAAGAGTCTCAAACAGTATCCAGGCCTGCGTATTCTTGCAGTTTACGAGAAACGCATCAACACCAATGTTGTGGTGATTCGATAAAAGAAACAACTGAGTTGTTCTGCTACAGGATTCTAGCCTAATTCTTTCGCTTGGACTTGAACCAAGACAAGGAGAATCAAAATCTCCTGTGCTACCATTACACTACGAAAGAATACATTATACTCTGAATACAGGAATTAGGCCTGTTCGTTGCCAGCGATCTCGGGTCTTTGCTTTGGCATCTTTACGAGATTCTACTGCCACTACTCGTCTGCGTTCCTTGGCCTTCTTGTGCTTACGCCTAACTGCTTTCATTTTACTGTTCATACTTATCTCCTTTTGAGTACGCCGTACAGGTGCTGCCCCTGTGCTTAGACGGGTATAAGCCGTCCTGAGATGCTGACCTCCCACGGCGCAAGAAAGCAGGTCTTTATGTGTCCTCTCTCATACAGACCCGCAAAGACTCTGAGAGAGTAATTCGTCATAGACGAAAATTACTGAGCGACTTGTGGTGTCACACTCTGAGCAAAGTTCAGAACGAACTTCACACCCTTCACAAAGAAGGGGAGCGTGGCAACAAGTAGATACCAATGCCAGAGATTCTTGTAACAAAATCCACAAGCGGTCTTAACTGGGCAAGCATTTGTCTTGGTGTCAGCCATTATGTACTCCTTTCTAAAATCAATCCATCCGTGGTTGCGGTACTCCATCGTTGCTGAAGGTATACACACACTTTTTGTGTGTGACATGACCTTTGCTGTCCATGATGTAGTAGTTTGATTTCTGTCGATCTTCGTCATTACCTAATCGATAGTTGATTTGATCCACCTTGTATGTAATGGTTGGTGGCTCAGGTAGTTTATCAGTTGCACTCAATCGGTCAATACTCAGAATGGAAAGTTCTGCTACAGATTCTGCCCGACCTTTCAAAAGGTCTTGTATGACATCTGCCCCAATTCGCTTGGCAGTTTCAAGATCGTGGTCTAGTGGAATGTCGATGTGTAGTCTGTACAATGTATTCCTTTTCTAAAGCGGGAGAAGGGACTCGAACCCTCAACATTTGGCATGGAAGGCCAACACTCTGCCATTGAGTTACACCCGCGAATGGACCGAAGGAGAATCGAACCCCTAACCTCTGCCTTGCAAAGGCAGCGTTCTACCAGTTGAACTATCGGCCCGATTGAATTCTTCTGTTCACTTCATTCCTGATTTTCGCAGAACCATCTCGTCCCTCTTGGGTCGCTGTAATTCTTCGCCACGCTGAGTCTGCATTCGTGATACTGTGAAAGTAAGAAAGTCCTGATACGCACTTGATCTTGTTTCCTAGAGCCACCCAAGCGTAGTTCAGAGCATGAACCTCGGCTGCCCATAGTTTCTTGGGATCAAGACCTAGAGTATGAAATCGTTCGCATACATCAATGTAAGTGCGCCGATTGAAGAAGTAGTTGCCGGTGTTCAGAAACACATCACGAATTGGTTTAACTTTGTGTAGCGTAGAGAACATTTCTGACAACGAAGACATGGTGCTACCTCCGATGGGAGTGAAGTCAAATGGCCCAACTTTCTCGGGACAATAGACTGTCTTCTCGTCCCACGGAATCTCCCGTTCGAGAGTTTCAATGTAGTCTTTGCCCATGAAGTTGTCGGAGTCACACAGCACAATCCAATTGTTGTTGCAGTTTCTAACAGTTCTCAGTTTGTTGAAGAACAGTCCATAGTTCTCTTGGTTCTGAATCAAGCGAACCTTGCTGATGTGGTTGGTTTGCGCGATAAGCGACTGAACCACTTCGGATCTAGACGCATCATCACAGATCACAATTTCAGATACCACAGCGGTGTCTGCGTGAGTATTCACCAGTTTCATAACTGTTTCTACTCGGTTATAGTTTGGAATGGCAAATGAAATCATGGTATTCTCCAACGCACCTGGCAGGACTTGAACCTGCGACTTGTTGCTTAGAAGGCAACTACTCTATCCAACTGAGTTACAGGTGCTTTCGCACAAGTATATCACTCAGAGAGAGAGTTTCAAGCCTGCTTCGTTGGAAGTTGATAGATTTCTTTCAGGTACAATCAGTTTGCTACCAAAGATACTGTTGTACTGATTCCACAAATCATCTAGTGGAGTTCCTTGATACAGAACTTCCGAAGTAGCAATAGAAATGCCATCCTCTTGCGCTTCTTTGGTGACAAATGCCCAAGGTGCAATACCGATTTGATTCTGTGCAGTTGGTAGCAGAATGCATGGCTTCTTCAGCAGAATATGTGAGGCGCCATCAGGAACGACGCCAGCAATCAGTTCTTCGCCTGTTTTTAACTTCACGATGCGTATATTACTCATTTCGATTTCTTCACTTTCTTGGTTGTAAGTTTCTTGCACTTTGGTTTGTTACCAAAGATTGCATCCCAATTCTTTGCCCACTTCTTTTGATCTACTGGGCGATAAGTGTCACCCTTGCCCGCTCTGTGCTTGCCCGCCATCATCTACCTCCTGTGTCACTAGATTTGCTGCAATCTCTTGCTTCTTTACATTCACTAGGTCCCGTGCCTTTGTGTATAGGGCATCGTGGACATGATCCCTTGCCGCAGCAAAGTCTCTTTGATGAATGTTTTGAATCGCCGCCTGTAATGGGTTCTGATCGCTCATGGTTCACTCCATTTCCTCGTAAATCACATTCCACTTGGGTTGAACGCCCTTAGGGGCGTAGGCGTGTTGTAGAAATCCCCACACCTCTTTCTCTTCCATGCGAAACAAGAACTTCTTGCCTCGGTCGCGGCCTTTGAGCAACGACGAGAAGAAGTCTTTCATGGCTTCTTGTGCCAGCACGATGTTCTCTTTCCCTGATCCAAACTTGAAATTGGATAGCGTCTTGCCGATACCTGCTGACTCGTTTGTGCCAATCAGAGAGAACTCACTAGCATCCTTGAAGATGATGCTGTGTTGGTTGTACTTTTTGCCTAGTTCAATGATCTGCTTGCGAGAGATGCTCGGAATGAACAGGCTAGGTTCAATCGAGAATCCTTGGTCGCCCTTGTAACCACCGCGCATCTCAATGAACCCAAGGCCCATCTTGCGTACTTCGCCCTTCATCTCCATGTATAACCTATTGTTGTCTTCTGCCGAGTTGTCGGAGCGGAATGCACTCACCACACCAAATGCCCGGCCTGGTTCTTCGATGTGCTGATAGATACGAGAGATGCTGCTTTCTGCAATAAGGGTTCTGTATGATTTCATTGTGGGCGTTTCTTTTTTGCTAAACCTCGTTTGCGATCCTGATACTCTCGTTCTTCCATGAAGATTTTTTGTGCTGCTTCGTCATACTCCATCCATGTTTCAAGCAATCTATTGTAGCAATCTTCTTTACTTAGTTTACCCTGTTCCACCAAATTGTAAAGCAGAGTTGTTCGCATTAGGTAATCTTTTAAGTTGGCATACAATAGTTCACGCTCAACGGGGTCCAGATTTGAGTCTGCATCTGACATGATGATGCCCCCTTTCTGCGTCGAGGATGATCTACACTTCACCATATTTATGCCTCCGCTTCAGAGTAGTTCTCTAACAATCCATGACTGATGGACTGTTAGATTTCCAAATGTGAAAACTGGAGAAAGGTAATGAGTCTCCTCGTTGAAAGTTGGCGTGGCATCTACAGTTACCTGATAAAATTCTGCTCTCTTGGGGTTGCTGTTTGCTTCCAAGCCTGCAATCCAATCGTCAGTCAATTCCAAAACTTCTACCACTTGTCCGTCGTGTACACGGGCGTATGCACTCATCCGTATCTCCTTGTGTGATCAGTATAAGACGCCCCCGTTACTAAAGCAAAGTTGTAAAAAGTAAGTGGGATGTTTCCTGTTTCATCTGGAACAGAACTGCCACTGCCTCGCACCAGTGGCGAGTAAAACATCAGAGACTCAGGTCTAACAGTCTTGGGTTTGGCTCCTTTGGAAAGCGCAACAATTTCGTCT